TACCCCTGTGTGTATGGACAAGTAACCAGCCTTTAACGTAAAATTTAAGCAGTAAAAACAGAATATAGTATGGGAAAGAGGGGACCAGCCAAGAAGCCTAGACAGCTTTTAGAGGCAAAAGGGGCAAGAGTGAGGAAAGATAGATACCCAGATAATGCGATGAAGATTGAAGCAGGCGGAAAGACTGCTGAATTAACAACACCGATTTCTGCACCTGAATACATGACTGAAGGTGCAAAGGAAATATGGGAAGTAGCAGCGAAGTTTCTGAATGATAATGAAATGAGTCATAAGGTCTTTAACGGATCTCTTGAAGTGTATTGTAATTCATTGGATCTGTACAGGAAGAGTGTTGCCTACATGGATACTCCAGGAATCGGTTATGTATTAGAGCAAGACACAAGGGACGGTAGTATCTGGAAACCAAGACCAGAGGTGAAGATTGTAAATGATGCAGCGAATCAAATAAAATCAGTGGCTACACAGTTTGGGTTTACTCCTAGCAGCGTAGGCCAGATAAGAGTAGAAAAAGGCAGTGGAGAAGTTGGGAATGCGTGGGATAAGATTAAAGCTGGTTAGTGCATACAGCGAATAAGTATGCAGTTGATATAATTGAGGGTAACATTCCTTCAGGCTACTTGACAAAGTTAACTGTCAAGCGATACTTCCGTGACCTAGAACGAGAGCAAGAAGATGATTTCCCTTACTATCATGATGAAGAAGCTGCTCAAGGATTCATAAGTTTCTGTTCCGCATGCTGTCATTTTGAAGGGCGGATGAAGGGTAAGCCTTTTATTCTTGATCCTTGGCAACAGTTTTTAGCATGGAACATATTTGGCTGGAAGAAAAAGGCTGATCACAAAAGAAGGTTCACTACTGCTTATGTTGAGGTAGCGAAGAAAAATGGAAAGTCCCTCCTATCTTCTGCGGTTCAGCTCTACATGCTTTCACCACTTGAGGGGGAAAACAGAGCACAGATTTACGCAGTAGCAACTAAAGAAGACCAAGCAAAAATAGTATTCGAAGGAGCAAAAGAAATGCTAAAGGTTTCTCCTAAGATCAGAAACGAGTACGAAGTTTCGGCCAAGAGTATCTACTGTGCTGCTACCAACTCTTTCTTTAAAGCACTGGGGTCTGATTCAAAGACTCAAGACGGTTTGAATGTTCATGCTGCTTCGATGGATGAGTATCATGAACATCCAAACGATAAGATGTATGGTAACATGGAATCAGCGATGGGTGCAAGAGATCAGCCCTTAATGTTTGTGATCACTACGGCTGGTTTCAACACGGGTTCTGCTTGTTATCGACTACATGAAACCGTTGAGAAGATTCTGACTCGATCGCTAACCGATGAAACGACCTTCGGTATCATCTACTGTCTGGATAAAGACGATTTGAAAGATGACAACTGGATGGATACGGATGTTTGGTCAAAAGCCAATCCAACGTTAGGTAATTCTATCACAATGGAATCTCTGGAAAACCTTTTTCTAAAAGCAAAGAATGAGGGATCTACTAAGCTGTCAAATTTCAAAACCAAGAATCTAAACGTCTGGCTGAACGACTACGAAGAGTGGGAAGCTTCAGCAGTCTGGCATAAGTGCAATAAAGGCAAGATAAACGAAGTGGATCTACTCAATAAGAAGTGTTATGGTGGCTTAGACCTTGCAAGTAACAGAGATTTAACGGCCCTTACCCTCCTATTCCCAAAACAAGAAGGGTTGGAAGTAGCTCAAAAGCTATACTATTTCTGGATGCCAAAAGATAATGTGCGCGAGCTTCAGGACAAACACAGGGTAGACTATCAAAAGTGGATTGAATTAGGCTATCTAAGGACCACTCCAGGCAATATAATTGACAAGGAATACATACGAAAAGACCTAAACGACCTAGCAAAGAAGTTCGACATTGAGAATATACACTACGATCCTTGGAATTTAAGAAACGAAGCTGCCGTATGGTCAGAGCAAGATGGGTTAAATCTGATAGAATTGATTCAAACGATTAACTACATGGCTACCCCTACCAAAGATTACGAAACCCAAATTTTTGGGGGACTCTTTAATCACGGGGATAACCCTGTTATGAATTGGATGATAACACAAGTTAAGATTTACAGAGACGCTAACGGTAACATCAAAATAATGAAAAAGGAAGCAGGGCGCAAGGTTGACGGCCCAGTAAGTGACGTAATGGCTACTTATGGAGCGTTTGAGCATAAAGGGGAGGCTGTTTTGCCTGGCTTCTTTATGATAGATTTAGATGATTAGTTACAAATAAAATGCAAAGAGAAGTGGAGTTGACAGAAGAGGCGGTTATTTATTTTAATGGAGAGCACCAAAAGGACCCATTGCCAGAGAAGATACAGGCATTGTTAACACCTCACGGGTTTAATGAGTATGTTCAGCATATTTACCAAAATAGTGATAAATTAGAGATCGAATGCTATAACATAGCGGAGGACTACTTCCATCATGTTTTTGGAAAAAAGAGGTATGAAGACTATAATTCATACAAGAGTAGTTACCATCAAGTAAGAACTAAAATGATGAAAGCTTTCAAGGAAAGAGAAACCCCACTTTTTCCAGAGTACTAGTATAAGACAATAAAAGACTAACCATAGTGCCCTAGAGTATCTTGAAGTTAAAATTCAAGCACTCTGGGACTGTCATTTAATATTTCTAAAAAAGGGTTGAACATTTCCTTTGAAAAAAGGAGCAGTACATCGACTCTAGCCGATCCAAAGCAGTGGTTTTTGGATGCGTTCGGCAGTACTTCAAAGTCAGGCATTACAGTAAGTGAGGCGAAAGCTCTGGCCTTAACTGTTGTTTGGGCTTGTATCGACATCAAAAGTGATGTTTATGCTAGTTTCCCTTACAAGGTTTACCGAAAAACCAACGAAGGAAGAGGAAGAGAGCTAGCCAAAGACCATAATTTATATAGGCTTTTAAGCATGGAGCCTAACCCAATGATGAGTGCTTTCGATTATAGAAAGGCTTTAGCGGTTCAAATACTCAAGCAAGGCAATTGTCTAATCATCCCAAAAAGAAACGGATTATATGAGGTTACCGAGTTGTTCATGGTCCCTTCCTTTAAGGAGGTAGACGTAAAAGAGCAAGACGGTGATCTTCATTACTGGTACAAAGGCGAGCACTACCATTCGTGGGAGGTCTTGCATTACAAGTGGTTCAGCCTAGACGGTCGCGTAGGAGTCAACCCCATTGATTACCATAAAGATACTATTGGTCTAGGGCTGGCTGCTTTGTTTTTTGGTGCTGAAGTATTAGGGAATGGAAGCATTCAACCTTCAGTGCTAGAGACTGACACGGCGCTAAAACAAGAAGATGCTATTAGCATCACTAAGGGATTCAAAAACCTTTACGGAGGACTAGAGGGTAAGGCTAAGTCAATACCCCTACTCCATTCAGGTTTAAAGCTAAAGAGTGTAGCTCTTGAGCCAGATAAGGCGCAGTTTTTAGGAACAAAAGAACATGTAGTAGAAGAGGTTTGCAGAATATTCAACATGCCTCCTTCCGTTGTCCACCATCATTTGAGGTCCACAATGACCAACGCGGAGCAGCAAGATTTATCCTTTTTGAAGTACACAATGAATCCTTTTATCTCTCGAATAGAATCAGAGGACAGGAGAAAGCTATTAACCGAAGAAGAAAAGAACACAGATGAAATCTACTTTAAGCACAATATAGATAGCCTTCTGAGGGCAGATTTTGAAAAGAGAACTGAAGGAATATCTAAGCTCGTAAATGCTGGAATTATTGACAGGAACGAAGCTAGAACGACGGAAGAGTGGAACGCTAGAGAAGGATTAGATGAATTGCTAGTGAATGCTAACAGTATTCCAGAAAGCAAAATAGGACCCTACTACCAAGCGAAGATAGACGCACTAAAAGCCAAAGGAACAGAAGGAAGTGAAAATAATGAAACGATATAGCCATGAATGAGGAGAGCAGATTTTTAAGTACTACGGTGGCCGAAGTAAAACCTTCCACAGAGGAAGGTCAAGAAAGTAGAAGGATTGAAGGCATGGCCTTTCAATACGATACATGGAGCCAGCCATTAAGAGCGATGCTCAACGGTAAGCCTATTCAATTTGTAGAAAGGATTCTACAAGGAGCAGCCGATGAAGCAGATATGAGTGACGTGATCGCTAGATCAGAGCACTCTAACCATGCTATTCTAGCAAGAAGAAAGAACGGAGAAGGAACACTAGAAGTAGAACTTCGAGAAGAAGGTCTCTGGTACGGGTTTGACTCACCTAATACTACTGCTGGAAACGATGCACTAGAGAACATTAGGCTTAAAAACGTGGACGGTAGTTCATTTGCCTTCCGTGTTGCCAAAGATGGCGCAAGCCTTAGAAAGCGTGAAGACGGAAT